CAAAAGACGAAGGATTCCACTCAAACTTAGGTGGACGTACACTTTCTAAAATTGTAGAAGGTAGCGAAGCACTTCAGTCTCATGTACTTGCATTAGTAGAAAGAATGAGAGAAGATCTTCTTGAGATCAGTAATCAGAATACTGCTACTCCTCTTGCCGTTGTGTAAAGGGTTCTCTACCTCTTCGGATTTCTTTGTCTAACCAATGCTCTTTGCATGGAAAGACATACTTATGATTGGCATCGACGCTTATAAAGTTGTCGATGCCTTTTTTTGTGACTGGAAATTCTAGCATACGACCAAGATATTCAATATACTTTTCTTTGTATAAGAAGAATGCTTCATGATCTATGAAGTGCACTGCCATATCTTTATAGTAATCAAGAGCAACATCCATAGTACACTCACCACCAACTCTTACTTGTTGTAGTTCGTTTATATTTCTATCTCTTACAATCACTGCTATGATTGGCATTACACCTAATTCAAATGCTCTCATAGCAACTTCTTTTACCTTTGGGGTTTGTCTTACACCATTGTAAAAGAAAGGTACACTGACATTGGCACAGAAGTAATCCCCATCTGCAAATGTTTCCTTAGTCATCTTTTCTGGGTGTACCCAATATTCTGCGAATGGTTCTTCATCACTAGGAACCCAGTACTTATCATGAAGACTTTCCCATCCAACCACGTTTTCGTGGAGTGAGAATAAACGTGCAAAAAGATGGTTTCCTGATCCTTGTGGACCTGTTACGATTAGTAGTTTTTTCATTAGCAGCACTTCCCGTTTGAACCTTCATCATATGCATGATCAGTATCTTTTGTTAGTGGTTTATTTGCATCAGGATGATTTGGATCCCATAAGAAAGGAACTCCAGTCTTGTTACCATCATCTAATGGATTCTCTTTTACATAATTGATATACTTTGCATTAGCATCTCTTTCTAATATCTCATTTACTCTTTTATCATACCAAGCGATAGGGAAACCAAGATCAAGTGATTTCAAATATTCTTGTTTATAAAGATATAATAATTCGTAACTTAGAAATGATGGACATGGAAATGCCTCTTGTATTCCTTTCAGAGCATCATAAAAATGTCTGATAGTGGATTCCTCTCTTATTCTTTTCTGTTGGTTTTCTAGTATTGTTTGATCTCTACCTATCACACATATCTTTACCTTCATCCCTAAACTCTGTGCCTTCAATCCAAACTCTTTGATATCAGGACACCACTTGGTTCCTTTGCTCTCTATGCCTAGTGGCACACTGATGCTAGTAAAGTAATGATCGTGTGAACTAAAGTCAAATTGAGATAGTAATTCTGGATCTCTCCAACATGCAGCAAATGGTTCGGAATATCTGTGTGCTTCCCAGTAGTTGTCTAATAAGGACTTCCAACCAAATACATCTTCATGTAAAGAGAATATTTTAGACCACAGATGATTGCCTGATCCTTGTGGACCCGTTAGTATGGCAAGAGTTTTCATCATATAATATCAGTTACAACTAATTATAACACATAAATAGTGGCACAACAACGTGTGTCCTTACACACTGAGTGCTCTTTAGCGTACATAATGGCAAATCCAGTAATAAAAGTCAAACGTTCCTCCGTTGCAGGAAAAGTTCCACAACCCACACAATTAGAACGTGGTGAGTTAGCAGTAAACTCATATGACGGAAAAGTTTATATTGTAAGAGACCAATTCAGTACAGGTATTGGCACAACAACTCATACTCTCAATCCATGGGATGAGTATACGATAGGAAATAAGATAGCATATGCAGGTATTGCTAGTGCACAACAGTTTGATGGTAATATAACAGGTAGTGTAAATTCATCTGGTATCTCAACCTTTGGAAATAATGTACATATAGCAGATAATAAAAAAATATTATTTGGTGCTAGTAATGATCTTGAAATATTTCATCAAACATCAAATGGCAATTCAATTATAAGAGAAACTGGTGGTGGTTCATTAAGCATACAAAGTAATGGAGATTACATAAATTTCTGGGATAGCACAAATGGTGTTGCAATGGCACAGTTTCAAAATGGCGGTGCTTGTTCGTTAAGACATGGAGCAAATATACGATTACAAACCGCTTCAGCAGGTATTACAGTTACGGGTGACCTTGCAGTTTCAGGTAATTTTACCGGCGATTCTACATTTACAGGAGATATCACTGGAACTGGTGACTTATACCTTACTGATACTGGCACTGACAGTAGTGCAGGACCTATAATTGACTTATACAGGAACAGTTCTTCTGCTGCTGATGCTGACTATATGGGACAGATAAAGTTCCAAGGTGAGAATGATGCAGATCAGAAGATTGTATATGCTAAGATAACAGGTAAAATACAGGATGCATCAGATGGAACTGAAGATGGTCTTCTCGAATTTTCTAACAAGAAAGCAGGTTCAAATGTCATCACAGCAAGACTAAGAAGTGATAGTTTACAATTACTAAATGGCACATCCTTAACTGTTGCAGGAGACTCTACACATACTGGTAGAGTTATTGCAAATCATGGTGTTACTGGTAATATAAACTCTGCAGGTATATCAACAATCTCAGGATTTACCTTTCCGTCAACCGACGGGACGGAAGATCAAGCACTTGTTACAGACGGATCAGGTTCGCTCTCATTCAAAACACTATCAGGTGGTAGTGCTTCGTCAGGTGCTGGTACTACTATAAGTACAGGTGTTACTACAGCAACACAAGGACAGACATCCTTCACTGCACCAAATGTATTTGATGATGGTTCACAGGCAACAGCATTTTCTACACAAGTATTTCTAAATGGTATAAAACAAAGACTAGGTGCATCTAATGATTATCAATTATCAGCACCTCAGACTGTAAACTTCACATCTGGAGTCAACGTCGGAGATGATGTTACTATCGTCGTATACTTTGGGCATACATTAGAAGAAGAATTCTTTACAGCAACACAAGGTCAGAAAGATTTTACCCTATCAGGTAATCTAGCAGCAGCAAAAAATTATAAAGTATTTTTGAATGGAGTCAGACTCAGAAATACTGTAGACTATTCAGCGAGTGCTGCAGTTGTTCTCACACAGGCAGCAAGAGCAGGAGAACAAGTTGATATTGTATCTGATCAGGCAGAAGATAGATTGACTGCTGTTGAGAATCAAACTTCCTTTGCTCCATCAGATTCAGGAACAACATCAGATAATATGCAAGTGTATATGAATGGTGTTCTCTTGAGACAAACTGAAGACTGGTCTATAGGAAGTCCCTCTGTCACAATCCTAGATGCAGACGGTCTTACCGCCGGTGATCATCTGGATGTTGTCGTAAGACGATCATAAATAACTAAAAAAGTAATAATATGTCAGGACACCCAGTTCGTCGCGACCATCTAACCACTGAAGAAGTTGATGATACGATGCTCAACTATAGGGAAGAATTTATTCTCTATGGGTTGAGGAAGTTAGGTCATCCCGTTGTGGAAGTTAATATTGCAGATGAGCAGATAGAAGAATGTTTGATGGATACTACATCTTACTTCCAAAACAGACATATGGATGGTGTTGAGAAAGTATATCTAAAACATAAAATTACAGATGATTTGATTAAAAGAGTTGGTGGAAGAGATGAAGATAATACTATTGGTATTGTTACAACAAGAACCTCAAGAGATCAAACTATCGTAGGTATTGGAACAACTGTCAGACATGAGTTTGAAGAAGATTCAAACTGGATACATGTGCCCGACCACATTATTGGTGTAGAAAAAATATGGAAAATCGATAGTCGTGCAATCAGCACAAACATGTTTAGTGTGAACTATCAATTATTCTTGAATGAAATATATTATTTCAGTAGCACTGAAGTATTGAACTACACAATGACTAAAAGATATCTAGAAGATTTGAATTTTATATTGCATCCAGATAAACAAATAAGATATAATAGAAGACGTAATAGAATATATCTTGATACTGATAGAAACAGTTTGAAGAAAGATGATTTTCTTATTATAGAATGTTATAGAGCATTAGATCCCAGTGAAGTAGGTAACAGAGTATATGGTGACCTTTTCTTTAGAAGATACTTTACTGCATTGATGAAAAGACAGTGGGGACAAAACCTCATGAAATTCCAAGGTGTCAAAATGCCGGGTGGTATGGAACTAAATGGTAGACAGATATGGGAAGATGGTACAGCAGAATTAGAGAAGTTGGAGTCTCGTATGAATATGGATTACGAATTACCTCCACTTGACTTTATTGGATAATGGCACTCAATAATTATTTTCGACCTACAGGTGCGAGGAATGAGCAAGATCTTGCTCAGTCTTTAGTAGATGAACATATCAAAATGCATGGCATTGAATTCGTTTATATGCCACGTACCTTTGTGAATACTAAAACTGTGATGAGAGAAGTTACCTCATCAAAGTTTGAGAAGTCATTTCCTCTTGAAGGGTATATCGAAAATTATGAAGGATTTGGAGATCAATATAACTTACTAACAAAATTTGGAGTTAGATCTACAGCAGAAATGCAGATCACTATTTCTCAAGCAAGATTTGGTGAATTGGTTACTCCTGTTTTGAGAAGAGAAGGTGGACTTGGAATTGAAACTCCTGTAAGACCTTTAGAAGGAGACCTAATATACTTTCCACTTGGAGACATACTATTTGAAGTCAAGCATGTTAAACACACTGCACCAACATTCTATGCTTTAGGTAAAAACTATTGCTATGTCTTAGAGTGTGAAATGTTTGAACTTGGTGATGAGAAGATTGAAACAGGCATTGGTTCTATTGACGATGACTTTGCCACACTAGGATATAATGTCACAATGAGAGTGGCAGGTGTTGGTACGACTGCAACAGCACAGACATCATTGGTAAATGGTGGTATTCATAAGATAAAAATATTCAACGAGGGAACAGGATTTACAGCAGATCCTACAGTCCTCATATCTAAACCTAATGGCACTGGTAGAAGAGCAACAGCAGTTGCTATTACCACTGCAAATGCACAAGGATCTAGATCACTGCAGGAGTTTAGACTGACAGATCCCGGATATGGATATACCACTGCTCCAAGTATTTCAATCACACCTGTGGACGGTCAAGGTGGTGGAGTATCACTAGGAGTTGGTATTGCAACAACAGGTGCAGTTGGAATAATTACAGTTACATCGAAAGGATCTGACTACGTTGTGCCTCCTACAATTACATTTACAGCAGCACCTTATGGTGGTGTAACTGCTATAGGAACTGCAATACTTGTGGACGGTCAGGTAGATAGAATTATCACAACAAATGCAGGATATGGTTATACACTAGCACCTACTGTTACTGTTGGTGCAGCAGGCACAGTTGGAGTAGGAACATTCAAATATGGAATGATTCTAACTGGTAAGGCATCTTCAACAACTGCATACGCTACAAGTTGGGACGCTACAAATGGCACACTACTTGCTAAAGATCTTACAGGTAAATTCTCAATTGGTGAATTGATTGTGGGTACAGCAAAGACAACCGGTGAGACTATCGCATACCGTCTAAATAGCATCGACTACAATGATGATGAGACAAATGTCGATTCATATGCAGACAATGTTAGCTTCCAATCAGAAGGTGACGCTATCCTTGATTTTACAGAGAAAAACCCATTTGGTGAAGCATAATGTTTGGAAAGTATTTTTACAATGAGACAATTAGAAAGACTGTAATCGCTTTCGGAACTCTCTTCAATGACATCACAATAAAGCATAAAAATGATGCTACAGATGCAGTGATATCAACAGTCAAGGTTCCTATTGCATATGGACCTATGCAGAAGTTCTTGGCGAGAATCGAACAACAACCAAACTTTAATAAGAATGTAGCAATAACCTTACCAAGATTATCATTTGAGATTGTATCATATCAATATGACCCAACAAGAAAGATTGCACCTATAACAAAATTTTGTTTAGTTCCTAATAGTAGTAAAAATAAAATCAAAAAAGTCTTTATGCCTGTTCCCTATAACATAGGATTCAGACTTAGTTTTGCTGCAAAATTGCAAGATGATGCTTTGCAGATATTAGAGCAAATATTACCATTTTTTCAACCATCATATAACGTTACTCTCAATATGATAGAAGGTCATGATGAGACAAGAGATATACCATTTACAATCAGTGATATCTCATTCAAAGATGAATATGAGGATGATTTCAATACAAGAAGAGCGATTGTATATGATTTAGAATTTATGGCAAAGACATACTTCTACAATGAGATTCCTACAGACGAGACTGGTGGAATCATCAAGAAGGTTCAGATCGATTACTCATCTGCTATCAAAGCACCAAGAGAAGTCAGATATGTTGTCACACCTACTGCTACGAAAGATTATAATCAAGACTCAACCCTCTCTCTTGCTGCAACATTAGAAGTTGGTAAGACTCTAATGACGGTAACAAGTGGAGCAAGTTTAGTTGTTGGTCAGTTTATTCAAATCAACAACGAAGTTATGAGAGTTGAGGAAAAAGATGGTGTGTCAATCATAGTTGCTAGAGGGCAGTATAGAACTTCAGAAATGAAGCATAGTAATGGTGATGTTATAAATCTTATTAACGCTGCCGATCATGCATTGATCGAAGTCGGTGATGATTTTGGATTCAATAGTGATATTGACTTCTTCCAAGATTCTAAATTCTTTAGTCCTAGTCAGGGCACTGACCAATAATGGAAAACTTTGATGAGTTAGAAAAGGCAATGAACGTAAAGACAGAGATAGTCAAGGAGACTAAATCTGTCAAAGTCAAACCTGTTAAAAATGAGGGAGATGATCCTCAAAAAGATTACGAGTATAGTAGAGCACAATTATATAATCTTGTAGAGAAGGGTCAAGAGGCAATCAATGGTATATTGGATGTATGTCAAGACTCACAGCACCCAAGAGCATATGAGGTCGCAGGTCAATTGATCAAGAGTGTAGCAGATACCACTGACAAACTAATTGACTTGCAGAAAAAAATGGTTGACTTAGAGCAACCAACTGGAAATGGTCCAAAGACTGTAAATAATTCAGTATTCATTGGTAGCACTGCAGATCTCCAAAAGATTATCAAGCAAGGAAATATAAATAAGAAATAGTAATCGATACACGATGACCGAATCTTGCCCGAAAGGACAATATTATTGCTACACTGATAAGAAGTGTAAAAAAATACCAAAAGGGTACATGATTGGTGCTCGCGGTTACTTGCGACAAGAACCACAAGAGGATGATTCTAAAAAGAATGGTAATGGGAACGGTAACGGACACTCTAAGTCAAATGGGAGTGGTCGGAATGGTAGTGGAAATGGTAACGGTAACTCTGGTGGTAATGGTGGTAGTGGTGGCGTGTCTGAAGCGACAATGACCTCATCTCAGAAGAGAAAGGACACAATGCTGAAGAAAAAATATGATGACTCTGACATGAAAAAGAACATGAAGAAACAGTATGGTAAGGAAGAGGGTGAAAAAGTTTATTATGCTACGATACGAAAACAAGCAATGGAATCAAATTTAGGAAAACTCGATGAAGTAGGATACTATTCTGGACAGGATAGAGATTCTAGTACTGGATTACCAAAAGGTTTGAAAAGCATTCCCGGTGGTAAAAAAGATAAACCACTGAAGGGTGTTCCCTATAATATTCTTCGTGCACATACTGAAATACCTGTGGTTGACATTAAAGTGTCAACTATGGATGAACTAACTGACTATAGAACATTCGCAGCAAAAGCACAGGAAGCAAGAGATAAAAAGAAAAAGAGAAGGGAAGATCAGAAAGAAAAAGATAAACAGTGGGCAGCAAATAAAAAAGAAAGAATAAAAAAAGGGATAAAATTTTATGATACTAAAGGAAAAGGATATGTAAAGGATGGAGTCAAGACATATGATGAGGAAAGAACATTTCCAGATGGATTTCTAAAAAAATATCCAAACTTAAATCCTACTAATTCAAGAGATTATCGTAAACTGAAGCAACTTTTAAACTACCCTAAAAAAGTAGCGGTGAATCCTGAAGTGCAGACAGAGGGGTCATTACATAAATGGTTTAAGGGATCTAAATCTAAAGATGGAAAACCCGGTTGGGTAAATGTCAAGACAGGTGGTACCTGTGCTAGTGACGAACCCGGAGAAGGTACACCTAAGTGTGTGTCATCTTCTAAGAGAGCAAGTATGTCTAAGGCAGAAAGAGAATCTGCATCAAGAAGAAAAAAGGCAGCAGACCCTAATCAGCAGTCCAAATCTGGTGCTGCAAAACCAACTTACGTTTCAACTGACAAACCTAAAAAGAAAATGAAAGAAAACTTCATGAAAGACAAAAGTTATGTACAGAGATATAAAAAAGCTGGAGGGTATCTGAATACACCTGCAAGAAAGAAAGCAGATGCTGAACATGCAAAAAATAATCCTAAAAGAAAACCGTTTGAACCAATAAAAAGAGGAACAATGGTTGGAAATAAATTAAATGATGAGGTACAGTATGAAGCAAAAGATAAGAAAGGTAAGGGTAGTGGTAAGAAAGATGCTTGTTATCATAAGGTAAAGGCAAGTGCAAGTGTATGGCCATCTGCATATGCATCAGGTAGATTAGTACAGTGTCGTAAGAAGGGTGCTGCTAATTATGGTAAGAGTAAGAAAGAAGAGTTAATCAGTTACAAAGATATGATTAATGAACTCACAATGAAAAAGGATAAGAAGGTTCCTCTTGGACGAAAGAGTAATCCATATGGAAAAAGAGCGATTGCAAAGATGATTATAAAATCAATTGCTGAACCTGCAAGAAGAAAGGCGGGTGTTAGTAAGGAGGAAACTCAGTTAGAAGATAGTAGATTGACAAGTTCTAATGACATGCAGAGTAAAATGTATGCTGATAAGAACAAGTCTGGTAAGAAGATGAGTGATGATGAGATCAAGAAAGAGAAGGGTGGAAAGGAGTTTCTTGCTAGACTCAAGGCAGCAAAGGAGAAGATGAAGAAAGAAGGAACATCTTACGGTTTATATAAAGGAGATGGTAAACCCAAAGGTCCTATGGCAAAGTTTGGGGAGAAGAAAAAGAAAGAAAAAAAGATTGAAGAGAAAGTAAATCTAAAAGATAAGTCTTCTCAGTATGCTAGAAGTACAAAGGAAGTTGACACTGCAATGACAGATCATGTCAACAGAAAAAGAGGAACTCATTACGGTAAAGATGGTAAGGTCACAGAGGTAGGTCGTTACCGCAGACAAAGTAAAAGAGAAGCAAGAAATGAATTGATCTCTATGAATAAAGAGTCAAAGTCATATTCTCAGTTCACTCAAGAATGTTGGAAGACTCACAAAAAAGTGGGTATGAAGATGAAAAATGGCAAACTTGTGAATGATTGTCGTCCTAAGAATGAAGAGGTAGCAGTTGAGGGAGCAGCATGGACAAAAAAGTCAGGAAAGAATAAAGAAGGTGGACTCAATGAAAAGGGAAGAAAGTCTTACGAAAGAGAAAATCCCGGATCTGACCTCAAAGCACCTACCAAAAAAGTTGGAAATCCTAGAAGAGCATCTTTCTGTGCTAGAATGAAGGGTATGAGAAAGAGACAGAAACCATCCAATAACACAGGGGATGATAGGTTGTCTAAATCACTACGTAAGTGGAACTGCTAAATGCCCCAACAAAGTGACGTCTATCTTGGTAATCCGAATCTAAAAAAAGCGAACACTGAAATTCAGTTCACAGAAGAGAACGTAAAAGAATTTCTAAAGTGTAAAGACGATCCAGTTTACTTTGCTAGAGAATATATTAAAATCGTAAACGTTGATGAGGGTCTTGTGCCCTTTGATATGTGGCCGTTTCAAGAAAAATTAATAAGAAACTTTCATAAGAATAGATTCAATATTTGTATGATGCCTCGTCAGACTGGTAAGTCAACGACGTCGGTGTCTTATTTGTTGCACTATGCTATATTCAATGACAATATAAACATCGGTATTCTTGCTAACAAGGCAGCAACTGCAAGAGATCTACTTGGTAGATTGCAGACTGCATACGAGAACTTACCGAAGTGGATGCAGCAAGGTATTGTTGCATGGAACAAAGGTTCTATGGATCTAGATAATGGATCAAGCATTATGGCAGCATCTACATCTGCTGCTGCTGTTCGAGGTATGACCTTCAACATCATATTCTTGGACGAATTTGCTTTCGTACCAAATCATATTGCAGACGACTTTTTTAGTTCAGTATATCCTACAATATCATCTGGTAAGTCAACAAAAATTATAATTGTATCTACTCCCAAAGGTATGAATCACTTCTACCGTATGTGGCATGATGCAGAGAAAGGTAGAAATGAGTATGTTCCCACTGAGGTTCACTGGTCAGAAGTTCCGGGTAGAGATGCAAAGTGGAAAGCACAAACTATTGCTAACACAAGTGAGCAGCAGTTCAAGGTTGAGTTTGAGTGCGAATTCCTAGGATCTGTTGATACATTGATTGCACCATCCAAACTGAAAGCGATGGCATATAATGACCCAGTGCAGACAAATGGGCATCTAATGGTGTATGAAACACCTGTCAAGGGAAGAGATTATATTATCACTGTGGACGTAGCAAGAGGCATTTCAAAGGACTACAGTGCCTTTGTGGTGTTTGACATTACAGAGTTTCCATATAGAGTGGTGGCAAAGTATAGAGATAATGAAATCAAACCTATGCTTTTCCCATCTGTGATTATGGATGTGGCATTAGCATATCAAGAAGCGTTTGTATTATGTGAAGTAAATGATATTGGTGATCAAGTAGCAAGTATATTACAGTATGACTTAGAGTATGAGAATGTATTGATGTGTGCTATGCGGGGTAGATCTGGTCAAATAGTCGGTACAGGTTTCAGTGGTAAGAAGACTCAACTGGGTGTGAAGATGAGTGTGACTGTGAAGAAGGTGGGTTGCAGTAACCTGAAAACACTGATTGAAGAAGACAAACTACAAATATTGGATTATGATATAATATCAGAGTTGACTACGTTTGTTCAGAAGAGACAGTCTTTTGAAGCAGAAGAGGGTTGTAATGATGACCTTGCTATGTGTCTAGTAATCTTTGCATGGTTGGTAGCACAGGAATACTTCAAGGAGATGACTGACAATGACGTCAGAAAAAGGATCTATGAAGAACAAAAGAATCAAATAGAACAAGACATGGCACCTTTCGGATTCATGACAGATGGATTGAATGATGAAGAGAACGAGATTGTAGACTCATCAGGAGATGTCTGGAAAGTCGATGAGTATGGTGACAGATCCTACATGTGGGATTATAGATGATTGAACCAAAATGTTTGAATGGTAAACAATCTACATTTTTTTCTGCAGAGGATTATCTTTTTCCCTGCTGTTGGTGTGCTATGCTTGTGGCAAATAAAGATATACCTAGTCCTGAGATTGACTCTCTATTGGTAAAGAAAGTTTCAGAAGTAAATCATATTGAAGAGATAACTAAATCTGAAGAATGGAATCAGTTTTACAAGAATCTGTACACTAATCCCCCAGAACTATGTAAAGACTATTGTTCAAAAACTTACGATCATAAGTCTCGTGAAACGTATTAACATTGAAACCACAACAAGGTGCACACTAAAGTGTCCTGCATGTGTGAGACAGCATTACTATACAAAAAATAAAAGACCGATATTGGGTACAGATATATCTCTGAAAAGTTTAGATGTAATAACAGATTATTATGATAACATAGGATTTTGTGGTAATTTTTCTGATCCAACGACACATCCTGATTTGTATTCACTTCTCAAAATGTGTATAAAAAAATCAAAGAGAGTATCTATATCAGTAGCATCAACTCACAGATCATTAGGATGGTTTAGAAGACATTTCTTACTTACAAGAAATAAAGATGTCATATGGGAATTTGCAATTGATGGATTGCCAAAAGATAGTCATAAGTATAGAATCAATCAAGACGGTGAAAAATTATTTGATATCATGAGAGTAGGTAAACAATTAGGATGCCAAGTAGTATGGAAATATATTGTCTTCAATTACAATGAAGATAGTATTGAGGAGGCATATCGATTAGCAAATTCTATCAACGTTCGTCTTGATATAATTAAGTCAGTAAGGTGGGAAGATGACATGGTAAAATACAAACCTAAAAAGGAAGAGAACTATATCACTAGACCTTTTGAAAGGAGCAAGTACTCATGATAGTATGGTCAATCATTTGGATGGTATTCATACTATGTGTATGTGTAGGTATTGTAATCTGGTGGATTATGACTTATGACAGTAGGAATGGAATTTGAAGATACCTTTTCACTAGATCATCTAGTCTTTACAGAAAGGAAGTGTAGAACCTGTGGTATCACTAAGGATTTGTTGGGTGGATTTTACAGAACAAGAAATAAAAGAACCACACCTTCTGCATATTCTTATGAGTGTAAAGAGTGTACAAAGATAAGAGTCAAATCAAAAAGAAGAAAGAATAAACCTGAATTATATCCTGATTGGTAGGGTTCATGCACTGTTTCCCCTCTGTAAGCGTGTTTTTTTCTAAATATTAGTAGTCAAACAGTAGGGAATCACAGGAATTTTACATGGCACTCAGACTATCATCTCCGGGTATCAGTGTAAGAGAAGTTGACCTTACCAGAGGTGGCGTAAATGCAAGCATTAACGTCGCTGCCGGTATTGCCGGACCATTCAAAAAAGGACCTGTAAATGAAGTTTGCAGGATCAACAATGAAAAAGAACTTATAGACAAGTTCGGAGGTCCCGGTGTAGGTCTAACTGACTATCACTATGAAACTTGGTATGCTGCATCTAATTTCTTATCATATGGAGGGCAACTAGATGTTGTTCGTGCCGGTGGTGGAAATGTTGCAGGATCACAAATGGTTAATGCCAACGCAGGAGTTGGAATAGCATCGACCACAACATTAGTCATCGAAAACTACGATGATTATAACAACAACGAAATCAATGCAACCAATTTCTATTGGGCAGCGAAGAACCCCGGATCATGGGGAGAAAACCTAAAGGTATGTGTTATTGATAACGCAGCAGACCAAAGGATTTCTGGTATTCTAACTGCAGTATGTGGTTCAGGAACAAATACTTATACTTCTAAACCTATCGCAGTAGGTTATGCTGTAACTCAGACATTGAGTGGTGTAAACATTGGTATTGGAACAACCGGATCACCCGGAGTTCATGATTACCTGAAGGGAATCATAACCGGTGTAGGTAACAGTTTCATTGATGTCAAGGTTACATCAACAGTTATTGCAGGAGTTGAAACTGCAACAACATATCAGCAAAACTCACAACTTGAGTTCAAGACAGGATCTGACGGTCAACATACTAATATTGGTATCTCATCAGTAGCAGCAACTGACCCATGGAAACTTACCGGAACACCTGTACTAACAGATTGGTATAATCAGCAGGACATCACTACCGGAAGAGGGGATGGTGGAACTGACGCTATCACAATCAAGTGGAGATCAGTATTACCAAAACCACAGACAAACTCATATGTCTCGGAAAGAAACGGAAGCGATGATGCAATTAACGTCGTTGTTATTGATTCTGATGGCACTGTTACAGGAAGCACAGGATCATTATTAGAAAAATTTGGCAATTTATCAAAGGCACAAGACGCTGATGGATCACCTAACAAAGACATTTATTACAAGAATGTCATTGCTAATGAGTCTCAGTACATATTTGCCGGTTTATCTCCTGTCAATGCAGCAGATAGTTTCCATAACACACAACCACTAGCAAGTGGATTTAGTAGTGGACTTACACCAATTGCTTCTGGAGCAGGTGCTTGGGGACAAGATGGTAAAGATGTCAAGTTCAATGTATTAGGTAATAAGAGTTACTTACTGAAAGGTGGTAAAGACTACGGTGGACACATTGGAGTCTATGACGCTGATCTAGGTGACACACTTACTGCTTATGATAAGTTGGCAGACAAGGTAAATTCTGATATCAGATTCCTACTACAAGGTGGAGCATCTAAGTCAATATCGGAAGAGCAAGCAAAGGCACAGAAACTTATATCAATCTGCGAAGTAAGAAAGGATTGTGTAGCGTTTATCTCACCTAACCGTGATTCAGTTGTAAACATTACTAATTCATCAACTAAACTAGCAAACGTTCTAGCGTTCTTCGCACCATTAGCATCATCATCATACGCTGTATTCGATAGTGGATATCAATACTTCTATGATAGATTCAACAGGAAGTTCAATTACATGCCACTCTCAAGTGACGTCGCAGGACTTTGTGTTAGAACAGATGTAAATCAGTTCCCATGGTTCTCACCTGCAGGAACATCAAGAGGTTCACTAGCACATGCAGTGAAACTAGCATACAATCCCGGTCAGGAAGACAGAGATCAGTTGTATTCACAAAGAATCAACCCAATTATCTCACTACCCGGATCAGGAATCACTCTCTTTGGTGACAAGACTGCACTTGCATACAGCAGTGCCTTCGACCGCATCAACGTAAGGAGATTGTTCATCACAGTAGAAAAAGCGATTGAAGCAGCAGCAAATGCTCAACTCTTTGAACTCAATGATGCAGGCACAAGATCAAACTTTGTGAACATTGTTGAACCATTCCTAAGAGATGTTCAATCTAAGCGAGGAGTTACAGACTTCTTACTTGTGTGTGATGAAACAAACAACACACCAGATGTCATTGACCGCAACGAGTTTGTGGCAGACATATTCCTGAAGCCATCAAGGTCGATCAACTTCATAGGACTAACATTCGTCGCAACAAGAACTGGAGTTTCCTTCAGTGAAGTTGTAGGCACAGTTTAGGAGGTATAAACAATGGATAAGAACATTTTTTCAGTACCTAATAACACCAGAACAATCGATGACTTCAAGGCAAGATTGATTCAAGGTGGTGCTCGTCCCAACCTCTTTGAGGTTGAGATGGCATTTCCTACAGAGGAAATCTTTCCTGAGATAGGTGATACAACTTTTAGAATGATGATCAAGGGAGCACAACTTCCTGCATCAAATATTGCTGAAGTTGTTGTTCCTTTCAGAGGTAGACAACTCAAAGTTGCAGGGGATAGAAGATTTGACCCATGGACAATCACAGTTATAAATGACGGTGACTTCAAACTTCGCGAAGCATTCGAGAAGTGGGCAAACTTTATCACTAAAGTATCCGATGGATCTGGAACAATCAATCCTAATGACTATCAAGTAAACTGGATTGTAAACCAACTTGGAAGAGCGAAGTTTACAGAAGGTCGTGCTGTTGATAGTGATTCACAACTTCCAGTTCTTAGAAGATATTACATGCAAGGTTGTTGGCCAAGTCAGGTCTCACCAGTAGAACTCAATTATGATACCGAAGGTATCGAAGAGTTCCAAGTTACACTTCAAGTTCAGTACTGGGAAGCGTACAAGGGTGCTGATGGACAGGGTGCTCCATCTGTGGTATAATAAATAGGTATACAATAAGTCTAATATAATAATGGCAAAACTTTTTGGATTCTCAATAGACGATGAAGAAAAGAAGTCGAAAGGTGTAGTCAGTCCCGTCCCCCCAAACAATGAGGATGGTGCTGACTATTATCTTAGTTCAGGATTTTACGGTCAGTATGTAGATATTGAAGGCGTATTCAGGACAGAATTCGACATCATCAGAAAATATCGTAACATGGCATTACACCCAGAGTGTGATACTGCTGTGGAACATGTTGTCAATGAAGCGATTGTCGCTGACTTGAACGATAGTCCTGTGGAGATAGACTTAGATAATCTACCTGCAAGTGCAAGTCTCAAGAATGTAATAAGAGATGAGTTCAAGTATATCAAAGATCTACTAGGGTTTGATAAGAAGGCACATGAGATATTCAGAAACTGGTATGTAGATGGCAGACTATACTACCACAAGGTTATTGACCTAAAGAAACCAGAATTAGGATTAGAAGAAGTAAGATATATCGATCCACTGAAGATCAAGTTGATGAGAATCAGACCAAAGGATCAGCAAAAGAAGTATGAAATCAAACCATCAGGATCTGTAGGTGAGTCTATCACTGAGGATACAAAGGTAGTAGAATTTTACACATATTACCCACAGGGAACTGCACAAAAGTTTGGAAGCATTGCAGGTAAAGGTATCAAAATTGCAAAGGATGCAATCACATATTGCTCATCAGGTTTAGTAGATAGAAACAAGCATATTGGTTTATCATACTTACATAAGTCAATCAAGGCACTCAATCAATTACGTATGATTGAGGACTCTCTTGTTATATACAGACTATCAAGAGCACCAGAAAGAAGAATTTTCTACATTGATGTTGGTAATCTACCAAAGGTAAAGGCAGAACAATACCTACGTGATGTAATGAGTCGTTACAGAAACAAACTTGTATACGATGCAAACACTGGTGAGATCAAGGATGACAAGAAGTTTATGTCTATGCTTGAAGACTTCTGGTTACCAAGAAGAGAAGGTGGTCGTGGGACAGAGATTACAACACTTCCCGGTGGACAGAATCTAGGTGAACTTACAGACGTAGAATATTTCCAGAAGAAACTATATCGTTCACTCAATGTACCTGAGTCAAGAATAGGTGCAGATGGTGGATTCAACTTAGGTAGATCATCTGAGATCTTGCGTGATGAACTTATGTTCAGTAAGTTTGTTGGTCGTTTGAGAAAGAGATTTAGTGGTGTATTCTTAGATCTACTCAAGACACAACTAATCCTCAAGAACATAGTGACACCAGAGGATTGGAATAAGATGGCAGAACATATTCAGTTCGACTATCTCTATGACAATCACTTTGCAGAACTCAAAGAAACTGAGTTGATGAATGAACGTTTGAATCTAATGGTACAAATAGAACCATACATCGGCACTTACTACTCTCGTGACTTTGTAAAGCGTAAGATTTTACGTCAAACAGAGGAAGAAATGATAGAACTAGAGAAAGAGATGGAAGAGGAAAATGCAACCGGTGTTGGTGTACCTTTAGAAACGCAGCAAGCAATAGCACAAGGTCAAATGGAAGTTGATAGGGCGACAACTAACCTCGGAAAGAACGGAAAAGACCCAGATACAAACGGTAAAAGCACGGAATCACCCGGTATAGACATAAAGAAAGCTAAAATATAAGTATAAATAGATATACTATATAAAAATTCAATATGGAATCAGCAGAATTAGTTGATATGATGATCAATGGTGCAACACCATCTGAGATGCAAGACGCTGTTAAAGATCTTTTGATCGTGAAGGCAGCAGATAAAGTTGATGAGTTCAAACCCTCAGTTGCTAATTCTCTATTTGGTACACCAGAACAAGAGGAAGTACCAGAAACTGAATCTGAACTTGAAACTGAAACTGAAACCGAAATTTCACAAGAAACACAAGAAGAAGAATGACTCAACCATTAAAACAGGTGACAGACCTCGGTATCTTGAGTAGTGCAAACGCTACAGCAGTTACTGGTGATTCATTTATTGTGAAGACAGGACTATTACATGGTTCTGCTACTGCTGCAAAAGGCGGTGGATTGGTTGGGGTATGTAATACAACTACATCAGCAGTTGGTGTATCTTCAATTCATGTGAATAAACAGGATGATAAGATACTAAGATATACACACCCTGCTTCCGCAACTATCGTAGCGATCACAAAAGGTAATCCATCAGTTCTGCAAGTTAGCAGTAGAGATACGAAAATTGTAGAGGGTGATTTTGTCACGCTAACTGGATCTTCAGTTGGTGGATACAACACTACTATCAAGCATGTACCTGTTACTGCTGTTACTGGTGGTACTCTAAAGAATGATTATAAAACTACAATTACAGTCACTGCCAACACAGGATCATTAGCGGACTTTACAGGAACTGCAACTCTAGCAAAATCAGTAATTCCAATATTAAAACCTTCTTCTGCAAGTGGGTGTGAGTTATACATCAATGAGGTACAACTAGGATGAAACTTATAGCAGAAGAAATCGAATCAGTTGAAATTATCGCTGAAGAAAAGAACGGTAAAAAGACTCTCTATATTTCAGGACCATTTCTGCAAGCAGAGGTGGTGAATCGTAATAAACGATTCTACCCACTAGAGACTATGGTCAACGAGGTATCTCGCTATAACAAGTCTTTTACAGAAAAAGGTCGTGCTCTAGGAGAGTTGGGTCATCCAGATGGTCCAAATATAAACTTAGATCGAGTATCACATAAAATTGTTTCTCTTCAACAAGAGGGAAATAACTTTATTGGTAAGGCACAGATCTTATCAACACCTATGGGAAAAATCGCGGAATCTCTTCTCTCTGAAGGAGTGAAACTCGGAGTTTCCAGTCGTGGTATGGGTTCTATCAAGAACGTTGATGGTGTAAACCACGTCGGTGAAGACTTCATGCTTGCCACTGCTGCTGATATAGTAGCAGACCCTTCTGCCCCAGATGCTTTCGTAGATGGCATCATGGAAGGTAAGGAATGGGTATGGGAAGGAAACGTTTTGCGTGAAATGAAATGCAACGAGGTTAAGAAGTCTATAAATAACATGGTAGATAAAGAAATTCTAGAGGCAAACAAGTTGCGTCTCTTCGCGGACTTCTTATCTAACTTATAAATAATAATATTAACACATTCTAAGTACATTCGGAACCATAATGGCTGAAGAAAAAACACTACATGAGATGGAAAATCAGGTAACGAAAGGTGCTAAGTCTGCCGATCCAATGCCAAAGGCACCAAACTACGTCCCAGACGCAGGTGCAGTTGAGGATCTCGGCGGTCCTACTCCTCAAAACTCCAAGTCTACAGACAACTCTAACAAGTTGAAGACTCCATCTGCTAAGTTCGCTCAAACAGGCGATCCACAAACAAAGGGAACTGCAGGTACAGTTCAACAAGATGGTCCTCTTGGTCCAGTTGGCATGAAGTCAAGTGGATATGGCAAAGGTGCCAACGAAGAGGTAGAGACTGAGGAAGAGGTAGAAGATGTTATCCAAGAAGAAGAGATCGATCTTACACAAGACGTTCAAGCACTTCTTGAAGGTGAAGAACTCTCTGATGAGTTCAAAGATAAAGCAACTACCGTTTTCGAGGCAGTTGTAAAATCAAGAATCGCCGAAGCAAAAGAGGCGATGTCTGCTCAGTACGATAAAAACCTTATCGAAGAAGTTGAATCTATTAAGAAAGAACTTACTGAGAGAATTGATTCGTACCTAGAGTACGTATCAAATGAGTGGTTCACTGAGAACACACTTCAATTAGAATCAGGAATCAGAGGAGAACTCTCTGAGTCCTTTATGACAGGTCTCAAGAACCTTTTTGAAGAACATTATGTAAACATCCCTGATGAAAAATATGATGTACTTGAGGCAATGGTCGAAAAATTAGATGATATGGAGACTAAACTCAATGAACAGATTGAGAGCAACGTTACTTTAACAAAGCGTTTAGCGACATCTGTTTCCGACAACATCCTAGATGAAGTCTGTGAGGGTCTTGCACTATCTCAAAAAGAGAAGATTGCAAATCTAGCAGAAGGCGTTGAGTTTGAAAGTGAAGTACAATATCGTGAAAAATTGTCTACTCTTAGAGAGACATATTTCGCTCCTAAGAAACCAGAGGCAAGTTCACAAGAAGTTATCTCTGAAGATGCTCCAGTAGAGGAACATACCCCTGCTATGGAATCATACATTCAGGCACTAACTAAGTACCAGTAAATTAACTAAAACACAACAACAATGTTTAATTCTTCTCAATTACAGAAGAAGTGGCAACCTCTCCTAGAGGCAGAAGGTATTGATAAGATATCTGATAATCATAGGAAAGCGGTTACCGCACAACTTCTAGAAAACCAAGAAAGATTTTTAAGAGAGGAACGTGCATTCCTTACAGAAGCACCTCCTACAACATCACTAGGTGGCGGTGGAGCCTCCGCCGGAACTCCCGGATTTAGTGGTGGATCAACTGACGCCGGACCTGTTGCAGGTTTCGACCCAGTTCTAATCTCATTGATTAGAAGAGCAATGCCTAACTTGGTGGCATACGATCTAGCAGGCGTTCAACCAATGAACGGTCCTACAGGATTGATCTTCGCAATGAGAACACGTTACGACAACCAGTCAGGAACAGAAGCATTCTTCAACGAACCAGATTCTGCATTCTCTGCACAGGATGATAACGCTTCACTTGCACAAGGTGACTATGCACTAAACACAACTGACGGTGGAACAGACGTTGGTTTCGGTACAACTGCACAAGGCGGTACAAACCCATCCATTCTAAATGGTGGTTCTGCTAACGCATACTCAGTTGGACAAGGTTTTGATGCAACTGCACTTGAATCTTTAGGAGATGCAGCAGGTAATGACTTCAGAGAGATGTCATTCAGCATCGAGAAGGTTACTGTTGCAGCAAGATCAAGAGCACTAAAGGCAGAGTACAGTTTAGAACTTGCTCAAGACTTGAAGGCAATCCACGGTCTAGATGCAGAAGCAGAATTAGCAAATATCCTCTCAACAGAGATACTTGCTGAGATCAACAGAGAAATCATCAGAACAATCTACAAGGTTGCAAGACCCGGTGCACAAACCAACACTGCAACAGGTGGTATCTTCGACTTAGACGTTGACTCTAACGGAAGATGGATGGTTGAGAAATTCAAGGGAATGATGTTCCAACTTGAAAGAGATGCAAACGCAATCGCACAGGAAACTCGTAGAGGAAAGGGTAACATTATCCTATGTTCTGCTGACGTTGCTTCTGCACTTGCTGCTGCAGGTCAACTAGACTACACTCCTGCTCTAAACGCTAACTTAACAGTTGACGACACAGGTAACACATTCGCAGGTACATTGAACGGAAGATTCAAGGTATACATCGATCCATTCGCTGCTAACCTATCTGCTGATCAGTACTACGTTATGGGTTACAAAGGTTCTTCACCTTATGACGCAGGATTATTCTACTGTCCTTACGTTCCATTACAGATGGTAAGAGCAGTTGGACAAGACACCTTCCAGCCAAAAATTGGATTCAAGACCAGATATGGTATGGTTTCCAACCCATATGCTGAAGGTACAACTCAAGGTCTTGGAAGAATCACTGCAGGTTCTAACCGTTACTACAGAAGAGTTAAGGTTCAAAACCTTATGTAAGGTAATAGGTATAATTACGTTCCGACCTCCTCACTTGAGGGGGTCTTTTTTTTGTCTTCTCTTATAATTAGTAGTGTATAACAGGAGTTTTATATGAACGGTAGACTCGATAAAGTTGCTATGACCAATAAGTTGATGCAACTAAAAAGAGAACTTGATTATAAATGTGAAATCGGAGAGATGGGACAATGGGAATGTACGGGTGCGAATAAGTATATGCATAAAGTCTTTGATGTGCTCGATGAGTATTGGCAATAAATAATGATATGTCAAATAACCCATGTTCTCTGAACGAAGTATCCAATAGGAACTTACTCTCGATAGGAGGATTCAAATTAGTAATCAATAAGTGTCCGAAAGTAGACTTCCTTTGCAATAAAGCAAATCTACCCGGACTATCTCTTGGTGTCGCTGTACAGGCAAACTACCTCAGAGATCTACCAGTTCCCGGTGAGAAACTTACTTATCAGGATCTTAGAGTTGACTTTCTTGTAGATGAAAAGTTGGAAAACTACATTCAATTATATGAATGGATGACATCATTAGGGTTCCCAGAAAACTTTGATCAGTTTTCAAGACTACAGAAAGACAGTAGATATTTCCCTGATGATAATAGTTCTTTCCAAGAAAGATCTGACGCTACACTTATCATACTCAACAGTAATTATCAAGAAGCAGGCACTATCAAGTTCAGAGATCTTTTCCCAACTGAACTGACAGGAATACCTTTTGATGCTACAATAGAACAGCAACAGTATTATACTGCAACTGCAATATTCAAATATACTATGTACGACTTGATTGACAATGACGGAAAGAAGGTCTAGTTTTTCATTAGATAAGATACAAGAAATGTGGGAGTCTGATTCTAAAATGAATCAGGACGAACTTGATGCAGAGTCACTAAAGATACCTCAATTACACGCTAAGTATTACGACATATATAATGTAACTCTCACTCTCAGAAAACAGACTGAGACTGCATACTCTAAAGTTCTATTAGAAAGAAGACAGTATTACCAAGGCAAAGCGACTGCTGCTGTATATGCAGAGGAACCCTTCCCCTATAAGGTAAGAGATAAAGATGATCTAAAACTTTATCTTGATGCTGATGAAAAATTGAAGAACCTATCTCTAAAACGAGAGTATTATGATATGATGCTTCGCTACATTGAAGAGATACTAAAACAAGTTACTAACAGAACATATCAAATCAAGAATGCAATAGAGTGGCGACGTTTTACTTCTGGTTATGGCTGATCTGGTTATACGTAAGAAGAACGAAGTATTCTTACGAGTTGAATGTGATCCACATATAAGGCACGAGTTACAAGATCAATTTACTTTTGATGTTCCGGGTGCTAAATTTATGCCACAATACCGTAACAAGTATTGGGATGGCAAAATTCGTCTATTCAATATGGATAGAGGGGAGATATATTGTGGATTGATTGATAAGTTACAAGTTTTTTGCGAAAGATATTCATATACATTTGAGTTTGAAGAGAATAAACACTATGGTCTACCTTATGAAGAGAACGATTCATTCTCAGAAGAGGGTGTCAGAGACTATCTAACAACAATATCTAAGTATAAACCTAGAGATTATCAGGTTGAGGGTGTTACAGACGCTCTGAGACGTAATAGAAGATTGCTTATATCACCAACTGCATCTGGTAAATCACTTATGATCTATTCTATCTGTAGATATCATGCAGAAAATGGTAGAAAGATACTCTTGATTGTCCCTACCACATCACTTGTAGAGCAGATGTATAAGGACTTTGAAGATTATGGGTGGGATGCAGAAAAGTATTGCTATAAGATCTATGGTGGTGCACCGCGAAACACTGAGCAGTCAGTCATTATTTCTACATGGCAGAGTATATACAAACTAGATCGTAAATGGTTTGCTAACTTCGAGGTGGTGATAGGTGATGAAGCACATCAATTCAAATCTAAATCACTGGTAAATATCATGACCAAGATGGCAGATACAAAATATAGGTATGGATTTACAGGTACACTTGATGGAACACAAACTCACAAGTGGGTTCTCGAAGGATTATTTGGTCCATCATATAAGATTATAAGCACTAAGAAACTACAGGATGCAGGGTATCTTGCTAAGTTGAACATCAAGGTTTTGTTGATGAAACATGAACCTCAAAAGTTTGATACGTATGAGGATGAAGTTCAGTATATTATCAATAATGAAAAGAGAAATAAGTTTATCAAGAACCTTTCCCATGACTTGAAAGGCAACACTTTGATACTTTATAGTAGGGTTGCCACCCATGGACAGGTGTTGTTCGACCTCATAAATACTGGTAACCGAAAGGTATTTTTTGTTCATGGTGGTGTGGATGCACAGGAACGAGAAGAGGTCAGAAGGATTACTGAGACTGAAAAAGATGCTATAATAGTAGCATCATTCGGGACATTCTCAACAGGCATCAACATCAAAAATTTGCACAACATTATCTTTGCTTCTCCTAGTAAGTCTAGAATCAGAACACTTCAATCTATTGGTAGAGTTCTAAGAAAGGGAAACAATAAAGTCAGTGCAACATTGTTTGACATAGCAGATGATACGAAGAAGGGGTCGAGGAACAACTACACACTAAACCACTTGATCGAACGGATCAAATACTACAACGAAGAAAAATTCAATTATGAAATTCTCCAAATCAAAATCGGATGAACCTTATGATGAGTTTTATGCTTCTTTAAAACTTGTCTCAGGAGAAGAAATATTAGCGTTGGTCGTTGTAGATAATACAGGTAAACCAGAAAATATTGTTATATCAAATCCAGTGGTATGTCAAGAAATTCGTTCCTCTGGAACGAATATACCCATGGGGTATAAGTTTGAACCATGGATGAAATTAACTGACGACGATACCTACGTCCTCCCTCTAGAGAAAGTAATCACTCTATCACAGATTACAAGTAATGAAATAGTAGATACCTATAAAGACGTAGTAGAATATGGATTCAAATCAACTAATCCTGATCTAACTAAAGATATGGGATACATCAACAGTGTATCTAAAGCAAGAGATATTCTAGAGAAACTTTATAGATCTAAGAGTTAATTAACTATATCCATCCCTTGAACCCTTACAGAGTTATTGTACATAGAATAGACAGGGTTGTCAAGTTGTGCTATAATTTGAACATAATGCATACATAAGATGGTCAGAAAACGTTCAGAACACTACGTCAATAACAAAGAGTTTCTCTATGCTATTGTCCAGTACAAGACAGATATCAAAGAAGCAGAGGCGAAAGGTGAACCTAGACCGGTTATCCCCAGATACCTTGGCGAATGCTTCATGAAGATAGCAAGACATTTGTCGTATAAACCGAACTTTGTAAACTATATGTTCAAGGAGGACATGATCTCTGATGGAATCGAAAATTGCGTTCAGTACATTAATAATTTTAATCCTGAGAAATCCTCGAATCCTTTTGCTTACTTTACACAGATCATACATTATGCATTTCTCAGAAGAATACAGAAAGAAAAGAAACAGTTAGAGATTAGACAAAAGATAATTGATAAGTCTGGATTTGAAGAAGTGATGACAACTGATGATGGTGGCAGTTGGTCTGATTATAACTCTATCAAAGATAATGTTCAGCAAAGAGGTAATAGATGACCTACAGTCTCACAGAAGAAGAGTGGGAATGTGTTCGTGTCTGTGTATCAAATGCACCTATACCTTATGACATCACTCTCAAAAAGATACCGGGTGATATCCTACAGAAGATAGGAGAACCAACACCTCGTAAAGGTGAACCCCTAACTAAACCAAAGTACGATTTATCTCAATTCGGAATTCATGAAAGTTGCAATAATAACTGATCAGCATTTTGGTTTCAAAAAAGGATCAAAGCATTTTCATGGTTACTTCAAAAAGTTCTATGACAATGTGTTCTTTCCTACGTTAGAGGAACGTGGTATTGATACTGTCATAGACATGGGTGATACCTTTGATTCTAGAAAAACTGTTGATATGTACTCATTAGATTGGTCACAAAGAAATTACTTTGATCGGTTGAGGGATATGGGATGTAAACTCACATCTATTGTTGGTAATCATACTGCATTCTATAAAAATACAAACGATATCAACACTATAGATCTACTACTCAGAGAGTATAGTAATATAGATGTCATCGTTAATCCAGAAGAAAGAACATTTGATAAACTCAAAGTATTATTTGTTCCTTGGATAACCTCAGATGATAGTGAAAGGACTTATGCCACTATAAAAAGATCTTCTGCCAAAGTCTGTATGGGTCATCTCGAACTCAATGGATTCTCTGCACATCATGGTTATACAATGGAAGATGGTGCTGACGTTCTCCCTTTCAAAAAATTTACTAAAACTTTCTCCGGACATTATCATACTCGCTCCACTGATGGTACTATATCCTATCTAGGTAATCCATATGAGATGTATTGGAATGATTGTAATGATACTCGTGGGTTTCACATATTTGATACCGACACTCTAGAACTAGAACCAGTCAACAACCCTTACCAGATGTACAAAGTCATCAGGTATAACGATACCCCTAGACAACTGTTTAGATTCCAAGATTATAAAGACCTAATTGTAAAGGTTGTTGTATTTCAAAAGTCAAACAAGAAAGAGTATGAAAGATTCATAGATGCACTGTCTAATGCAGGACCCTATGATCTCAAGATTGTAGAAAAGATTGACGGATCTGAATTAGATGATACAATAGTAGAACAGACTGAAGATACCGTGACATTGTTAGATAAATTTGTGGATGACCTAGAGACTGATCTTGATAAAAGCAGAATCAAATCTCTACTCAAGAACATGTATAAAGAAGCATGTGAGGTGACCATCTGATGTGGATACTTGCTCCTAAAGGTCATGAAGATGAAGGTGCTTATGCAGTCAAAGATTATGCAGGAGAGAAAGTAGTCTTTCTTTTTGAGGAACGTGATGACTGTGAACGGTATGGCATACAACTCGAAGCAAAAGATCATCCTGATATGGAGATTATAGAGGTGCAGGATACTGTTGCTATCACAGCATGTGAGCGAGCAAAGGTAAAGTATACTATAATATCACCAGATGACATTGTGATTCCTGTAGAAAAGAATGATTGAGTTCAAAGAAATACGATACAAAAATTTTCTATCATCAGGAAATCAATTAACTAATATTACACTCAATGAGTGTGGAACATCAGTCATCATAGGAAAGAATGGAGCAGGTAAGTCTACTATACTAGATGCCTTATGCTTTGCTTTATTCAATAAACCTTTCCGTAAAATAACTAAAAGTCAAATTGTAAACTCTTCTAATGATAAAGACTGTCTTGTAGAACTAGAATTTTCTGTTCATAGCACACAGTATAAAATTATTAGAGGAATCAAACCAAACAAATTTATTATTGAAAGAAATGGAAACAAACTCAACGAAGATGCTAATGCACAAGATCAACAGAAGTCTTTGGAAGAGCAAATACTCAAACTCAACTACAAATCTTTCACTCAAATTGTTATTCTTGGCAGTGCTTCTTTCGTTCCCTTTATGCAACTTAGTGCTCCGCATCGCAGAGAAGTTATAGAAGATCTCCTAGACATCAGAGTTTTCTCTACCATGTCAGACATCCTAAAAGAGAAAGTAAAGGGTGTCAGAACTCGTATACAGACCTTAGATCTAAAGAAAGAAAGTGTTGCAGATAAAATTATCATGCAGCAAAACTTTATCAAGTCTATAGAAGAAAGTGGACAGGAAGAGATAAGCACAAAGAGAAAGGAGATAGAGACTCTTGAAGATGAAATGGAAGAGTATCAGACTCTTGTAGATAATCTTCTATATGATCTCAAGATGAAAGAAGAAAGAATCAAAGACTATACAGATACAGGAAAAACTCTTAGAAAACTAGGAACATATAAAGGAAAGTTACAGTCTAAACACACAAATTCTACGAAGGAAAGGGACTTCTTCACGAACAATGTATCATGCCCTACATGTACACAAACTATACAGGAAGACTTTCGTGTAAATAAAATTGAACAACTAGAAAATACAATCTCCGGTTTCACGGATAACCTCCAAGAGATCGAAGATGCTATCTCAGATGCAGAATCTAGAGAGAAGCAATTTATTTCTATACAAAAGGAGATCTCCAATCTATCAAATGAAATTTCTCAAACTAATGTTAGGATTACTGGATCAAGAAAACAGTCTAGTAAACTCGAACAAGAAATTCAAACTATTACCACTAGACTTGAAAACAGAAATTCTGAACATGAGAAACTAAGTACATACAAGGCATCACTAAAACAAGTCCTTGCTGATTACGGAGACCTAAAAGAGAATTACGAATACTTCCAAGAAGCAAACATATTGCTCAAAGATGATGGTGTCAAGAGTTCTATCATCAAGAAATACATTCCTCTTATCAATCAACAGGTCAACAAGTACTTGCAGATGATGGACTTCTACATCAACTTCACACTTGATGAAGAGTTCAATGAGAAGATAGAGTCACCTATACATGATAAGTTTTCATACCCATCATTCTCTGAAGGAGAGAAGATGAGGATTGACCTTGCTCTTTTATTCACATGGAGAGAGATAGCAAGGATGAAGAACAGTGTTGTCACAAATCTGTTGATCATGGACGAAGTGTTTGATTCCTCACTTGATGGTCTGGGCACAGATGAGTTCCTAAAGATCATTCGTTATGTTATAAAGGATGCTAATGTCTTTGTTATCAGTCATAAGCAGGACTTAGTAGAGAAGTTCAACGCTATTCTTGAGTTCAAAAAGGTCAAAGGATTCTCAATTCTAAGGGGGGTTGACAAAACCGAACAATCGTGATAGTCTAAATAACATTACAAAGGGATCGAAAGATCGTGCCCCTACGTAAATCATCACCCCATGTCGGGGGAGGTGTCATCCGCAGGGCATTTTTTTTGTCCATGCGAGAAACTAATACACAAATGTTTACAAAATCTACAATCGCAGCACTTGCTGCATCTCCACTTCTATTCTCTGGTGCTGCTTTTGCAGGTCCATACGTTAATGTAGAAGCAAGTGGTTCATATCCAGATGGTTCATATTCATCAGGTACATGGGAATTCCAACTTGGATACGAAGGTACAACTCCAAACGGAATTGACTGGTATGTTTCTGGTGGTCCTACAACAACTCACACTGAGAGTGCTGATGAGTTTGGCGACGTCGAACTAATTGGATACCTTGGTGGTGGAAAGGCGATCAATGACAAGGTAGGAGTATACGGAGAAATCTCTGGTGCTACTAACGTTGATGACGTTGATTGGTCTGGTAAAGCAGGTCTAAAATACACATTCTAAGTTATGGAAACAGTAGACATTTCTGCATTCAAGGCAGTTCTTTGGTGTTTCTATCCTATTGGTGTTCTTGTTTTTGTAGAATTGTTTCTACGTGCTTCTGATGATGACGATGATGACCCGGAGGGTGGGGTCATGACCCCAGTTTATAACCCTATATAAAAAAATACAAACCCTCTTCGGAGGGTTTTTTCATTTATGAATCTACTCAAGCATCCTCTGTTTCAAATCAATATGATATTGGTTTGTTCTCTTATATTCATAGAGTTGATGCATGTCAATTATCACAGAACGACACCACCTTGCCCTGTAGAACAAACAGAAATGGAAGAGGATTGGTGATAAGAAAAGTTTATATATAACATTATTTTTCCTTACTTGACAAAAGTGTAAAGTTTTGTTACGCTATATATTAATATACAACAAAAAAGTTTATGACTGTTACAACAGAATCAGGCGGACGCCAAAATGCATTCCCAACTGAGGTAAAACCTTATATTGACGAAAGTATTTCGTATGAGTCCTATGCAAAGAATGCAGAGAAGATCAACGGAAGATGGGCGATGGTCGGATTGGTTGCAGGGTTCTTATCCTATGTAACTACAGGCAACTTTTTCTTCGGTGGAATCTTAGGATTCTAACGATTGTCAACAAATTCACACAAACACAAAGGTAACAACAAATGACTCCAGAAGCAGAAAGATTCAATGGTTGGGCAGCAATGCTCGGTTTCGTAGCAGCAGTAGGTGCTTACGTAACAACAGGAAACATCATCCCCGGTATTTTCTAATGTCTGATAAAGATCAGAAAACTATTGCTGAGAAATTTAATGGCAGACTTGCCATGCTCGGCATCATCGCAGGACTAGGTGCATACCTAACAACAGGTCAAATCATTCCCGGTTACGTGTAATGAGACATCCAGTACCCCTCAAAGTTGTACCATATATTTTCATGGTGGCAGCAAGTATCAGTACTCTTACAGGTGTACTGGTCTAACAGTAAAAAACTGAATAATAAAAAAAGCAGATCTTGACGGTCTGCTTTTTTTGTACTATAATAAAGTGAAACAATAAACTTATGATGAAGTTATCCGATAAAACGAAGGCAATCCTAAAGAACTTCACGGAGATAAATCAATCTCTATCGTTCAAGAAAGGAAAGAAGATAAGAACTATCTCGCCGATGCAGAACATCCTTGCTGAAGCAACGATTGAAGAAGAGATACCTTCAGACTTTGCAATCTATGATCTACCTCAGTTCATCACAACTATCGATGTCCTGTATAAAGATCCGGATATAGACATTACATCAGAACAGTATGCTTCTATCAAGGAAGGTAAAGCAACTCGTTCAAAATATTTCTTCTCAGACCCTGATGTGATTATCTCACCACCAGAAAAAGAGATGGCACTTCCTAGTGAAGAGGTATCTTTCAATCTTGATGAGAATCAGGTAAAGAAACTTATCCACTCTGCAAACATATTAGGTCTTCCTGATCTATCAGTTGTAGGTGAAGCAGGAGTTGTGAAGGTTGTTACAAGTGATCGTAGAAACGATACATCTAATGACTATACAATTGTAGTAGGATCAACAGAGCATGAGTTCTCATTCAACTTCAAGATGGAGAACATCAAACTTATCAAAGGATCATATCAAGTCAGTATATCTAAGGCAAACCTCGCTAGATTCCACAACGTAGCATATAATCTCACATACTTCGTAGCACTAGAACCTGATTCTACTTACAACTAATGTTTTGTGATCGTCTAAGTTTAGTTACTGGAGGTTTTGATCCTATTCATAGTGGTCACCTTCAGTATTTCAAAAGAGCAAAAGACCTTTCAAACTATCTTGTTGTAGGACTAAATGGAGATCCTTGGTTGAAGAGAAAGAAGGGACAATACTTTCAATGTTGGACTGAACGTGCAGATATTGTACGTCATCTTGACATGGTTGATGCTGTAATATCATGGGACGATGCTGATGACTCTGCCTGTGGTGCTATTGCAAAATGCTTAGATATATCCACAGAGGTTATATTCTGTAATGGTGGTGACAGAGGTAAAACAAATACACCAGAGTATGAAAAGTATAAAGACAACCCAAGAGTATCATTTGAATTTGGTATCGGTGGTACAGATAAAATGAATAGTAGTTCATGGATTCTCCATGGATATTTTGAACGTCAACGTAAACTCTTAGGTATATGATTCCACATTATACACTCAATCCTAATATTACATTTCCTATTTCAATAGCAGTTATTACTGTATTGTTAGCAGGGTTTGGAGTATATAAAGGATTTTTTGCAAATGAAAATCTTGATGACCCATGGGACGATCATGATGACTGAACTCAAAAACAAATTGAATATTAGAGAGTGTGATTTTCTAATCGATGTTCTTATGACAGATAGAACAAATCAATTAGCACACACTGCTACAGCATATCAAGTAGACGTACCATTGCTTGTACAAAAACTAGCAGGACAGGGTGATATGTTAGAAGGAGTATACAACGAGTTCAATGACTGAATTTTGGAAGATCTGGAAATACTCTCTAGGATCTTTCCAAGATGAGACTACAAAAAACTATGATAATATAATATGCGTCATCAGATCTATGATTTTTTTACAACTTGTTATTACAAACTCATTCATCATTGCCGGTAACGTTCGACATTGGAATGATCATCACACACCACCGACCTATGAAAGACCAGAACAGTATCCCGAAAGAAGACCAAGACCAGAGATGGAACCGTGCTCTCGATATCTTTATAGAGAGTGTTCACAAACCAGACCATGCATTGAGAGGTTGTGCTCACAACCAGAAGTGCTATAATGAACTTATGTGGATTCGAGATGACATTATAGAACATCTTCGAGATCTTCGCAGGTAAATTATTTTTTTATTATGAACAACTACGGTCTTGAAATTTTATTCTGGGTCACATTATGTTTGTTTCTTGTATACCAGTATGAGGAGTCTAAGAAATGAATATATTTGTTACCGACCCTGATCCTGTTGCTTCTGCACAGGTGCTACCTGACAAACACATTGTCAAGATGCCACTAGAGACATGTCAAATGTTATCTATCGTAGCATCACCTGAGTGGGGTTACAATTTAGGCACTTTACCTAAACTAGATGGCACACCATACAAAACTGCCAAAGGTGCATTTCGTAATCATCCTTGTACAATATGGGCACAACAAAATTTTACATGGTTGATTCTACACGGTCTAGCATTGTGTGATGAGTACACACATAGGTATGGTAAAAGACATAGTTGTCAATCTACTATCGAACATGCTGACACAATATTCCCACGACAAGATTCTGATCCTACAGAGTTTGTGTTTGCAGGACCTGATGAGTTCAAGCATGATGACAGCAAAGACATCTTTACAAAATACAAAGATTACATTTTTTCAAAACCATGGGCAAGAGATAATTATCTACGTGACCCATCAAGAAGACCAGAATGGATGTGGTAAAGCATAGGTGCATGGTCAATATGCCTGTGTATTCTATACAATTGGATATTGACAATGACCAACTTATCAAAGACATACAGAAACATAGAAGCAAGTTCCCTGATGGTGAAGTTTCTAATGTGAAGGCATGGAGAAGTTCATACAAAACACACAAACAAACAAAATTATTTGATCCTTATATTGATAAAATATTAGATGGTGTAGATAAAGCAAGAATATCTGATCCAGAATTTTTTAGTAGACTACAGATATGCACATACAAGATTCAAGATTTTTGGGCACTGATGTATGAGCAGGGTGATCATACTATAAGACATACTCACTATCCTTGCACATGGGCATCTTGTTACTATGCATATGCAGATGAGGATTCTGCACCTATAAGATTTGACATGTT